CTGCGGCGAGCACACCCCAAGCGTTGTTCCTCCACGGCGCCACGCGCTCGTCGTGGTTCCACAGCGTGTTGAGCGTGCTGATCTTGCGCTCAGCGTTCGTCAGCGCCTTGCCGGGCTTGTCGGGGTCGAAGTTCGCGTACGCCTTGGTGAACGCGGTCCACCGCTCGTCGCTGACGTACTCGGAGGTCAGCCGCTTGATTTCGGCGTCCACCGTGTCGCCGACTTCCTCGACCACGAGACCCAGATTCGCCCGCACGTCGGCGAGTCGGTTCAGGCTGTTCGAGGAGTGACGCACCTTGTGCCGGAGCGCGCTGTTCTCGGCGAGCGCGTAGGTCAGGGTGTTGTCGCAGACCCACAGGCGAGTGCCCAGGAGGTAGGTCGTCGCGATGCTCCCGTCCATCGACGTCGCCGCCGTGATGTAGGGCCGGTGCTTGACTCCCTCGGCGCCCTCGCGGGTGCCTTCGAGTTCCGCTTGTACGGCGGCAAGCGCTCCGCCCCGGAGCAGGATCGCGGCGGCGAGGTTGAGCCCGCCGTGCGTCAGGGTGTCGAGGTTCTTCAAGCACCACTCGGACGGCTGGTGGATGCGGTAGCCCTCGCGGAAGAACTTGAACACCTCGCCGGTGTCGAGTCGGACGATGCCCTTGTGCTTCGGAGCCTCGAACGACTGCACGCCATCATCGGTGATGACGTTGACCGTGGGGACACCCTCAGCGAGCGGATAGGACATCAGTTCCAGCACGCGCTCATACGGGATCGCCCCGGCGTAGTGGTTGTCCACGCCTTCGAGGTGATGCCACGCCTTGCCGCGTTCATCGGTGAACCCGATGAGCGAGTTGGCATTCAGCCACTCGATTGTTTCTCTGGACATGCGGTCTGCCTTTCGGTTGGTTTGACTTACACCTATATCTTATCCGCTGGCAGGCCGGATGTCTAATGGGAGTTAGTTCAGATCGGCCCGCTCGCTCCATGCGTCATCCACGGGGACAACCGGTGCGACCACGGGCGGAACCACGGGTACAACCGGTTCAACCGCGTGTACCGCAGCAGGGACGTGCGCCGGGGACTGGTCGTGTTCGCGGTACTGCCGGTACACCTCGTCGGAGGCGGCGCGGGCGGAGTCTCGGGTGATCTTGTCGGCGCGACCGAGACCCCGGGCGATGCACTGATCGGTGGCCCGGGACGCCGCCTGCCACATGAGGTCGAACAACTCCCGGTCTTTCATGCGTACCGCTCCCGCTCCCGGCGGAGTGCCTTGATTTCAGTGTCCGCCTCAGCGATGGACAACTTGCGCCACCCGGCCACCTGCTCCTCCGTGACCCACCTCCCCGATGCTTTCCACAGATCGCCAAGCATCACCATCTGCCGGTACGACGCCAGGCCGGTTCGGTCGGGGACGACTTGGTACTCACGAGCATCCGACTGATTCTGCTGATCGGCGCTCGCCGGTTGTTGTTCGTGTTCTGGTGACTGTTCTACTGCTTCACTGTTCTTCTTATACGTGGACGGGTTTTCCGTCGTCGGATTTCCCGTCGTCGGATTTCCCGTCATCGGGACATTGCTGGGGTCAGTGATGACGTACTCGGCCTCCACGAACCGGTTGTCGCGGTCCCGGCCCTGCTCGCGCACGAGGTAGCCTGCCGCTTCGAGTTCGGCGATGCCTGCCCGGATCGAGTCGCGCCCATCCGGCCCGTGCCGTTCGAGGTCGCGAATCGACGTTGACCAGCCCTCCGAGTGGGACATCAGGTAGGCCAGGAGCCCCCGGGCCTTCCAGGACAGCCGCTCGTCACGAACCCACTCGTTCGGCAGGCGGGTGAACCCTCGGTCGAAGTCGAGTGCTCCACGTGTAATACCCATGCTCATGCTCCCTTTGATCGGGGTATCAGCGGTGAGTCCCCTACAATGGGAGGCAGGTGCCGCTAACACCTTCTTCACGAGGACCGCGCCAGCACAGCGCGGTCCTCGTTCTTTGTCCCCAGCCTACTTCGCCCGCCTGCGCTGTAGGAGCCGATCTGAGGCCACAGGATCGCTCCCAGGTGTCAGTGGGTGGGCGGAGGCGTCCACGGCCCTCCTGGCCCGTCTGGTGGCCCACCGGCGGCACTTGCGTCCAGTCGGCGTACCCAGGGTTCGGTGTCGAGGAGGAGATACCGCCCGCGCCACGTCGTCACCGGCGCTTCGTCGGGTGACTGCCACGACGGAACGATCAGCCCGGTCTCCTCGGCCCACCGCCGGTTGTGGTGCGCGTCGCCGTGGCATCCGGTCGTCCCGGACCCGCACAGACTGATCCCGTTCGCGGGCGAGCCGATGCCGCCCTGAGACCGGAGCACCCGGTGGTGGATGTTCAGCGCGTCACCGAACGGTCGCCCGCACCACGCGCACCGGCCCATGTCCCGGTCGAGGATCAGCCGCCGCATGTTCGGCGTGAACTCCCCGCTCACTCGTGACCGTGCCCGTACGTCGCGACGTGCTCGAACCCGGCGTCGAGCGCGGCCCCGCGTCGCTCGAACATCCCGACCGAGTGCCCGCACGCCCGGAACGTCACGCCGTACACCGGCGAGCGGGTGCCGTACTTCGTCACGACGAACAGGCCGCGCATCCAGCGCGAGTCGTTCACGCGATCCGCTCCACCCGGATCGAGGTGGGACTGACCCCCCACACACCGGGTCGGGTGCCCCGCACCGCCATCAGCCGCCGAGCCCCAGGCAGGTACGGCTCGAACGACGGCTCGCGCACCAAGTCGCCCCACCGGATGACCTGCGCGGCGTCCTCGGGGAGAACGCGGTACAGCGCTTCCATGCGGTCGCATTCGAGCGTGTGGCTGGACAGCCCGAGCATCACCCGCGTTGCCGACTGCGAGGACGTCAGCCAGACCATCGGCAGTCGGCCCAGCATGACCTGAGCCACGACCGTCAGTGTCCCGTACCGCTCGCCCCCGTCGATCCGGTCGGCGGCGTGCCCGCATGTGCGATGGAACCACTCAGTATTCGCCACGACCCGCCGCTCCGTACATCGCCATCACAGACTTGCTGAGCGTCTGGTACGCCGACAGCGTGGACTCGGCGGCGCGGAGGCGCTTGTCCACGTACTTGAACGCACCCTCGGCCACATCGAGCGCGACCTTCTCCTCCTCGGTGGCGAGCACGCACGCCTGCTTCCGCTCCTCCACCGTCCCGGCCTTGCTCATGTACGCACGTGCCCACGCGAGGTCGAATCGGCGCTCGGCCTCGCGGTAGGCGGCGAGCACCCGCGTGAACTCCACGACGCCGGTGCTCACCTCCTTGACCGCTGACCGGATCGCCTGCTCTATCTCGACCGGGTTCAGGACTTCGCTCATCGGTCGCCTACGGGTGCATCGTCGTCGGCGCGCGGCGCGCTCGCGGTCTCGGCCTGGGCGAGTTCGGCCTCATGCGCGGCGATGGCGGCGGCTTCGGCCTCCTCGGGAGTGGGCTGAGCGGGCGGCAGAGTCGATCCGTGGAGTCGGAGCCAATCGCCGAACTTCGCCTCGCCGCCGCCGGGCAGGCCGATCACGAGGTTCAGGTGACCGGCGCCCCGGGCCGCGTAGAACATCTGCTCGGCCTGCTCTTTCGTCGTCAGCCCGGCGATGTCGTACAGCCCTTCCGGCAGGTACTCCTTGACCGGCGCGGCGGGCTCCTGCCTCGGCTGGGCACCGGCTCGGGCGTCCGCCCCGTCGTTGTCGTCCCCGCCCGGTGCGACACCGGTGACCGCGATCAGGCAGTACCGGCGCGCGTACGTGATCGAGGAGCCGAGGGACTGCCACTGCTCTCCCGCTCTGCCGACCGGCACGGCGCCGGTGACGGACTCGCCGGACATCCCGTGCATCAGCGACCATTTCAGGATGATGTTGCCGTTGTCGGCGGTGTCCACGGCGGTCATCCACGCGAGGCCCACGGTCGCGAGCGCCGGGAGGATCGCCGCCGACACATCGGTGAGGTCGGCGTAGTCGTACGAGTAGCCCGTCTTGCCATCCTTGCCGGGGATGCGGGCGGTCTGCCCCTTGCTGACGGTCGGGAGGTGGAGTTGGAACTCGGCGAGCGCACTCGCCAGGGTAGGTGTATCGGTCAACGGACTGCCTTTCGGTTTGGGTACTAATCCAGGTTAGCGGGAGGTTCCGACATCAGCCCTTGATAGCCGTCACCGTGAGGGACTGCTTGCCGGGGATGAGGTCAGTCGTCGTCCACTTCGCGACGCGCTTGTCGTGCTCCCGCCAGTAGGCCGGGGCCGATTCGCGGGCGGCGGATTCGAGGAACACCGGCACCTCGCGCGGGGCGCTGGTGCTCACGGTCACCCGAGCGAACCCGGCGTCGATGGACGTGTCCTCGGCGTCGGGAGTGAGGTAGGCGGCTTTCAGCGCCGCGAACGCCTTGGCCTTGGCGGCGGCGGCGACCTTCTCCTGTTCGAGCGCTTGCAGGTACTCGGCCACCAGGGCGGCGTGCTCGGAGGGCAGGTCGCTCGCCGGGGGGAGACCGTCGAGGGTGAGACCGGCGCGGGCGGCGTCGATGACAGCCAGCGCCTCATCGGCGTCCCGGACGAGCGTGTCGATCATCGCTTGGTCCCGGGGGATGAGTACCACCTGCGGCGGGCCGGTGACGGTGAAGTGTCCAGTCTCCGGGTCGGCGATGGCCTCGAACGGCTCCCAGATGAACAGGCAACGCGCGGCGTTCATCACGTACATCTGCCACTGAATCTGGCGCATGTACCCCGACTTGTCGAAGTGCGACCCGGGCGTGACCGAGGTGAGGAACCCCGCGACATCGACCGGCCCGGGGGTCAGGTCTTTCGAGGACGTCTTGACCTCGACCGTGACCGCCTCGTCGCCCGGCTCGTACTCCAAGGAGTATCCGGCCAGGTAGCCGTCCGGCGACGCGAGGTGCCGAGGGTTGTCGGGGTGGGCGTACAGCCCGCCGGTCGAGACAACGCCGTAGGTCGCTTGCGCCCACTCGGCGATGTGCGGCTCCCGATAGGTGCCGTGGTCGAAGTAGCGGGAACCGCTGAACTCGCTCTCGCCGCTCACCTTGTTCGTGATGATCGCTCGCCGCTTGCTCCGCCAGTCGCGGACGTCGGTGGCGGTGATGCCGCCGCGCCGGGCGTCCAGCCAGCCCGCTCGGTCCACCCGCGAGTCGGCGATGAGCCGAGGCTGGTGTGTGGTCAGTGCAGTCATTGCTCTGCCTTTCGTCGGTTGTGCTTACACCTATAGTTTAGCCCACGTCGGGGCCGATCCCTAATCAACGTTAGAGTCCAGCACCGACACTGACAGTTCGAGGTGAGGGATCGCCCCGCGCTCGTAGCGGATCACCGGCATGTGCTTGACCATGAACTCCGGCGTGTCGTCGGGGACAACGCCAGCATCGACCAAGCCGTCCGCGAGCGCTTTCAGAGTCGGGACCACGTTGTCGGCGTCCCGCTTCCGTCGATCAGCGACGACCCACGTCAGCGTCACCTCGACGCGCCCGCTGTCGCGCAGACCTCGCGCGAGCAAGCGGGCCGTGATGCGGACGTCCTGGACGACGCGGTTCCGTGCCGCCCAGTGCGACCACCGCTGATTCTCGGTCAGCGGTGGTCGCGTCCAGTCGAGCCGGTAGACGGGCACGGTCAGCCCATCAGCACCATCGTCCAGACGACCCAGGCGATGACGCTGACGATGACGGCGCCGAGGCCCATCGGGACGTTCCGCTTCACGAGCGCGACGATGCCGAGGATGATCCCGATGAACGGGATGACGAGGCCGATGAGGATACCGGCGAGACCGACGCCGTGACCGGGCAGGGTGCCGGTGGCGGGCGGGGTGGGGGTGAGGTTTGACATGACTGCCTTTCGGTTGAGTGGGCGTTCTGCCCGCGCCGTCCACCCCGGAGGGATGGGCGACGCGCACGGCGCGCTCAGAGCGTGATGCCCCAGACGAGCAGGGCGGTGGCGACGAGCATCAGCGCGCCGCCGACGACGACCCCGGCCCACAGGCGGACATCCTCGGGGTCGCGTCGCGGGTGGGCAAGGTCACGGGGCAGTTCGTCCATCGGGACTCCTTCGAGGTCGAGGGCCATCAGCCGAGCCGCTTCCGGCAGACCGGCCCGATGCCGAGGGCAACCGACTGGGGGGTCGTCAGCGTCTTGGCACAGATGACACAGCATCCGAGCAGGTGACCGCGCTCTGCGGCCTCCTCGACGGTGAGGCGGGTTGCTCCGGCCATCACGCGCATTCCGCCGGGAACATACTCCCACGATGCGCGAGCGGGCTGGCAGGTGCCGTCGCAGTAGAAGTCCTCGCCCATGACGGGGCCGTCAGCGTGGCCCTCGCACTCGCGCTCGGCGCGGAGCACCTTGGCGTACAGGTTGTCGGAGTGCTTCGCCTTGACGATCTTGTACGTGTCGCCGTTGAGCGAGTAGTAGCCCTCCGTCAGCGCGTCACCGTCAGCGTGGACGATGGGCTTGCGGGGCAGGCCCAGCAGGATGTCGATGGCGAGGCTCGCCGACTTCTTGCCGATGGTGCCCTCCTCCGCCTGCGCGATCAGCGCGTGCAGAGCGGGGATGTCGTGGTCCCGCTCGCCAGCGAGGCGGGTGAGGAAAGCGACCTGCTTCTCGGAGGCAGGGCTCAGCGTTGCGGTGGTCATGGGGTGCCTTTCGGTTGGTTTGACTTACACCTATAGTCTAACCTACGAATGCACCCATGTCTAATCGGAGTTAGGAGCGTGGCCCGCCCCTGGGGAGGCCGCTGGCCGGGCGGCGTCGGGCGGGCCACTGACCGACGCTGGGGGTCGGCTCCTCCAAGTCTGGCACTAACCCGGGTTCAGCGGGGAAGAACGCCCAGCCACACCAGCACGCCCACCTCGACCAGCAGGAGCAGGACCACCACCCAGGGGAAGAACCGCCCGAACCCTGAGCGGGTGGTCGGGTCAGTGTCCTGCGGTATCCGGTTCCGGCCTATCCGCTGGACGCGGAGGAGCCAGGTGACCGACCACTTAGGCCGCTCGCCCGGCTCCTCCCCCTCCATGTCTGGGTCACTCGCCCTCGGGGTTTTCCCCGTAAGCCTCGGTGGCCTCAGCGTTGGACAGCGCCAGCACCGCGCGGATACGCAGTTCCCGGGACACGATGCCGTCCGGCCCGTCGAGGATCGCCTGGATCGCTTTCAGCCGAGCCGCCGCCGCGATGAGCGCCTGGATGGTCGGCGCCCGCCCGAACTCCCGGCGGTTCAGCGCGAACGCGGTGTCCTCGATCATCCGTGCGGCGAGCGCGCGGATGTCCTGCTCGGAGTAGCCGGGTGGTATCTGTTCCGTGTTGTCGTGCTGTAGGAGAACGCTGTTGACAGTCGCCAGCACTCGGACGTGGATGTCGGCCATCACTCGTCCCAGTACCCGCCTCGGAACGCGCCTGCGGTGATGTCCACCACTAGGCCGTCGGTGCATCGGACCATGAAGCGGACGCGCTGGTTCTGCTTCACGCTGATCGGCGCGAGTGCCACGCTCACCGAGGTCGTCCCGGTGGAGACAGGGAACTCCTGGATGCCGACCGAGGTGGTGGACTCAGTGTTCCCGTCATCGTCCAGCGTTGCGAGTTTCGGGTAGACGGCGATGGTCGCCTGCCCGTTCTCCGACGCCTTCACCACATCGAACCGGAGAGCGAACTCACCGAACACGACGTCGTGACCGACGAACACGGATATGTGACCCTCGTCGTTCAGCCTGATGTACTCCTCCTCACCCTCGACGCGCTGAGGCGTCGAGCGCTCGATGGTCACCTTGTGCAACTTGGGCATAGCATCCTCCTCATTGGCGGGTCCGACGTTCTTGGCGAAGTCGATGGTCGGGTCATCGTAGGCGTCGTGCGGCCAGAGCGTCTGGTGTACATGCGGGCCGTAGTACCATTCGTCGCCAAAACCTGACGCGCCGGTTTCACCGATCTTCTGGCCCCGCGTGACCCGCTGGCCCTGGCTGACGCTGATCTTGGACAGGTGCAGGCTGTAGGTTTCCCGACCGTCGTCCAGGCGGAGGCCGAGGTATCGACCCGACGCGCTGGAAATGCTGTTGACGACCAGGCTCACCACCCCGTTCTCAACGGCGTACAGCGGTTCACCGAACCCGGTGCCGTAGTCGGTGCCGGGCTGGCTTGACGGCGGGTTCCGATCCTTGTGGCACTGCCATGAGCATGTCACCCAGCCTGTCGTGGAGGGGAGTAGGAGTCCCATCACAGCACCTCCGGCGGCAGGTCGGCGGGCAACGGCTGGACGACGGCGAGGATCATACCGTCGGTGATGACGCCCTCATCGTCGCCGGGGTCGGGGATGTGCCCGGCGACGGCGGAGGCCCAGGCGTCTGCCCAGCCTGGCGCGGAGGCAATCTCCCAGATGAACGTGGACACCCAGACCTCGACGGGCTTGGACTTGCCCTCCTGGGCGGCGGCGGCGCTCAGGCGGCGACGGAGCGACCCGCTCTCCGTGATGTCCGCAATATCGGAGTACGTCATGGTGGTCCTTCCGGTCAGGGCGACGTTGCGCCGATGGTGTAGACGATGGAGAACTGTAGCGCGGACGCGGCGACGGGGATGCGGTTGGCGACGGCCATCGTCCCGGCGGGCCGCATGATCGCCACGGTGGGCGTGCCGGACTGGTATCCCCCACCTTGCACGTTGAACCGCGCGGGACGCCACATTGAGGGGAGCGCGTTCGCAATCTCGGTGACGGACGTGCCGACCGGGAAGGTGCCGGTGAGGTTGCCGACGATCTGGACTTGGTTGCCGATGCGGCGACCGATCATCGTGCCCGACATGCCACTGAGCAGGTAGGAGGATATGTCCTGCCAGCCGGTGTCGCGGAAGTCGTTGTCAACCCACGGCAACCACTGCCCGCCGTCCCACAGGCGCGTGTATTCGATGGCCCACCGGTCGTCCGCGCCACCGCTCTCGGTGAGGTGTTGCATGGCGCGTGAGCCGTTGACGGTGACCCAGCCAGTGAAGTCGTTGCCGATGGTTTCGAGCCACGCGGTCTGCCCGGTGGGTCGGTTCGCCGCGCTGTTGCCCGAGTAGAACCCCGGCTCCTTCGCGTTGTTCCAGTCGGTGACGACGGTGTTCTCGACCTCGCCGGGGATACCCTGCGGGCCGGTCGGTCCCGTCGGTCCCGCTGGGCCGATCGGTCCCGCTGGACCCGCCGCGCCGGTCGCACCCGCCGGACCCGTTGGGCCGGGGTCACCCTCGGGGCCAGCCGGACCGGTTGCGCCCGCCGGACCCGCCGGACCAGGCACTGTCGAGTCCGCGCCGTCTGCGCCAGCCGGGCCAGTCGGACCCGCTGGACCCGTTGCGCCCGCCGGTCCCGCCGGACCAGGGACAGTGGAGTCTGCGCCAGCCGGACCAGTCGGACCAGCCGGACCGGTGGCGCCAGCAGGTCCAGCAGGGCCAGGCACCGTCGAGTCTGCGCCGTCGGCACCGGCGGGTCCAGTCGGACCAGCCGGGCCGGTCGCGCCCGCCGGTCCTGCCGGACCAGGAACGGTGGAGTCGGCACCCGTCGGTCCAGTCGGACCCGCCGGACCCGCCGGGCCAGCGGGGCCGGGGACTGTCGAGTCGGCGCCAGCCGGACCCATCGGGCCAACGGCACCCACCGGGCCAGCCGGGCCGGTGTCACCCGTGTCACCCTTCGCACCAGTCGCACCAGTCGGACCAGCCGGACCGGGAACCGTGGAGGCCGGACCGGTCGGACCGGTGGGACCAGCCGGACCGATGGGACCAGCCGGACCGGTTGGTCCGGGGGGGCCGACGGACCCGCTGGATTCCAGTGCAATCGGCCAAGGCCCGGATGCGGGCTTGGGGCCGTACATGATGTCGGTGGTCGAGTCGATGTAGTAGTCGCCAGTGCTCCCCTGCGCCTCCGTCGGCGGGGTGGTTCCCACGATGATCTGGAAGCCACCGCCGCCACCGCCACCACCGCCGCCGCCCTTGTTCCGGCGGCGTTCGAGCAGTTCCACTCGACTACGGAGGTCGAGGAGAAGTTCATCGAGCGTGCGGATCGCCATTACAGGAACTCCGCCGCCGCGCCGGTCACGTCACCGTACGGGACCATCGTGACGCCGACCTCCTCGCGGTCGGCACCCTCGGTCACCTGCACCTTCTCGATCCTCTGCATCTGGCTGACCCTTCGCAGGTTCAACGTCGCCAGCACCGGCACCTCGACGCCAGGCACGAGGTCGGCGATGGTCAGGTCGAACGACGGCTTGATCCCGCCGCCACTGGGCACCCGGATTTCCACCGGCACCGGCGTACGACCCACGAGTTCCCGGCCAGCCTGGCTGTTCAACTCCTCCTGGGTCGGGGTGTCGGCCCCCTCCTCGCTCTGCGACGTGGTGACGTGCGTCCACACCCCGTAGTAGTCGTTCTCCCCGCCCGCGTTGCCGACTGCGCTGGTCGGAGGTTCCGGTTCGCCCTCCTCGGCCACCGGCGGGCTCGCGCTGACGTGCGCGACCGAGTAGTGGTCCGACCCAGCGGCGTACACCTCGATGTCGCCGTAGAAGTCGTTGTCGGTGAGCGTGCGGGTGCGACCGATGGTCTCGGCACGGTCCCAGAAGATGATCTTGCGACCGATGGTCGTGAAGTCCATCCCACCCCGGGCGAGATTCTTGATGTGCTCGAACAACGTCATTTCAAACGGCTCGGTGACCGAACGGGTCAGGCCCGTGCCGGTGCGGAACTCGATATGCGGGAGCACGTTGGCCGGGGGGTCGATGTTCTCCCAGCGCGGCACCGTCACATCATGGACCGCCGAGCCCGTCCCCACCGACATGACGTACGGCGTGGTCAGTTCGTACGGGATGATTTCGGCTACCCGGTCGAGCATGAGCGGAGGGCCACCGCCATCCTCATTCGGCCACGCCTTCGACAGCGCGGTGTATTTCAGATACTCGGTGACGTCGTGAGCGAGGATCGTCGCGCGGTCGCGGAACCACGCGACCTGGATGATCGGTCCCTCCCAGACTCGCTCGCCGTTGCGGAACAGCACGAGTTCGTGGCGGCGCGGCTCCAACTGGCTGAGCACTTCGCCCTGTGCGACGCACGCCTCGCCGACGATGCTGAGGTCGGCGGTGGACTGGTTGTCGAGCACCCGGTTCCAGCGCACCTCGGACACGTCCACGAGTTGCCAGAGTCGGCGCACGCCGCCCCGGTCGAAGATCATCGCCTGATGAACCTCGATACACCGCTGGCCGCTTCGCTCCTCCTCAGCCACGTCAACTCCTTCGCTGAGTCAGGGCAATCTCGACTTCGAGGTTTCCGGTCGGCGCGTCTGCCGGGACATCGAACGACGCCAGGTAGCCGATGCCGCACGACAGGAGCGGCCACGTCGCCGGTGTCCCACCCGTGCCGTACAGGAGGTGGTCGGCGGCGAGCCGATCCCCGCTGTCCACGGTAGCCCACGCCCGCTGATCCACCCCGTCAATCAGCATCACCGAGTTCGGGGGGAGGTAGGACACGATCTGCTCCGACGACCAGTCGGCGAGAACGAACTCCTCGGGGGGCAGGCTCTCGGGGTTCGGGTAGATGCGGATGCGGACCTGATGTGCCGCGACCGAGCCGATCCTCAGCACGATGGTCGGAACCATCGTCAGCCACTCGGTGACCATCGACTCGGGGATGACCGTCCAGTAGCGCATCCACGTGCCAATCTCCGTGATGCAGTCGTCGGTGATGACGGGCGGGCGTGGCGGGCGTGGCGGGCGCGGGCAGTTCGGGTCTTCGAGCGGGTCGTACTCGGAGTCGGTGACGGGGAACGCGGCGGACACCGACTCGTGCGTGCCGCCCTCCCACTCGTAGTTCCAGTGCAGACCGTCGGGCGTCGATCCGTCGAAGTAGCCGGTCGGCTCGCCGAGGCTAATCATCGCGGCGTCGAGCGTGAGCGTGTCACCACTGAGCCACGGGGTCCAGAGCGGGTCGTCCACGTCCGCCGCCCGGACGTTCGCGGTCTCCGCGTTCTCGGGCGCGAATCCGGCGGCGATCAGTCGGGTCCAGGTGTTCGCGGGGACCAACTGCGGCTCGCCGACAAACGACGCGACGGGGGCGAGCGCGGCGTCGAAGTAGGTGATCTTCGCAGCCATGAACTGCGGGCGCGACGGGTACACGTAGATGGAGCCGTAGTACAGCCCGAGCCCTTCGATGCCCGCCCAGCCGGGCGCGGCGGCTTGGATGCCTGCCTCGAACGTGGGGACCACGGTGTCGGTGAGGAACGGCACGCGTGCCGCGTACGACCCGGCAATCGACCCGTCCGGCAGGACCGCACCACCGGTGGTCTGATGCAGGGCCACCGTGACGCCGCCGCCCGACGCCGACCAGCCGACGACGTTCTTGCCGACGGCCTGAGATACGGACTTGCCGACCGTCCCGGTCCAGGTGTAGTCGATGTCCGGCTTGTCGGCGGTGTCACCGTCGAAGTAGTCGCCGGGCGAGGTGTTCGGGTTCGGCTGGATGACCGTGAGCCACGGGTCCGTCCACGGCGACTGGTAGGTGCCGAACCACGCGCTCGCGCGCCAGTCGTACGTGTCGCCGGGGGTCAGCCCGGTGACCGTCGCCACCGTCCCAGTCGAGGTTCCGGTCGCGACGGGCGACGTCGTGCCCGTCTTGCGCCGCTCCCACGTGTACTTGGTGACGCCGGACGCGCCGCTCGGCGGGGTGAAGGTAAGGGTGGCCGTGGTGCCGTCCGCGCTCGCGACGACGACCAGCCCCGGCGGGACAGCGGGGAGCGTGGTGTAGTTCGCCGTCGTAGACCACGCGCCGACACCAGAGGCATTCTTTGCCCGCACACGGAAGTAATACTTGGTGCCCGGCGCCAGGCCGGTCACGGTGTGAGTCAGCACGACACCGAGCGCGACCGTCGTTACCCCGGAAGCGAATGTCGAGGAGGTCGAGTATTGCAGGTCGTACCCAGTGATCTGCGGGGACGGCGAGGCCCACGTCGCCTTGATGCTCGTTGTGGACGGGGCGGTCAGTGTCAGCGCAGTCGGGGCGGCGGGGATGGTGTCCTCGTACTGACCATCCGTTGACCACGGTGCCGCGCCGACGCCGTTCTTCGCCCGCACGCGGACGTAGTAGCGCGTCCCGTCGTTCAGCCCGGTGACGGTCACGGACGGGGAGGACGACGTTCCGTATGCCTTGATCGCCGGGGACGAGAAGTCAGAGGACTGATCCCACTGCACGTCGTAACCGGTCAGCGAGGAGCCGTTGTTGTCGGGCACGCCGTGGTAGACCCGGAACGAGTTGACCGTCGGCGTGTCGGTGTTCACCGAGTTGATCTTGTTCGGCTTCTGGTCGATGGTCGGCAGGGACACCGTGGCGGTGAACTCATCGTTCACCGACGAGTAGTCGATCTTCAACCGCACCTTGACGGAGCCGTGCGCGCCGTTCGAGTCGTGCTTGATCTGCACCGACGTCCCCGACTTCGACCACCGCAGTTCATCAGTGTCGTACCCGGACGGCAGGAACGGGTCTGCCGAGTGGGTCACGACGTCGGAGTCGATGCCGTCCACCGAGCCGCGTTGCAGGCCCGAGTCGTTGTTGTACGAGGACTGGTTGCCCTTGTTGTAGCACCGGATCGTCAACTTGATCGTGGAGTAGTTGCCCGACACCGACTGGCTCACCGAGTAGTCCATGTAGAACCGGGTGGACGGCGAGGTGTAGTCGTAGGGGCCGAGCGTCGCGTACAGCGTGGGAACGTCGGGGCTGTCGCCCGCATCGGTGAAGAAGGGGACGTCGCGTTCGTCTAGTTCGGCCATGTCCGTCACCCTCCTACGGGTTCGTCACTGCGAGAGCGTCGGCGTACACGCGGACAATGGTCCCGGCAGGCCAGGATGTGAGGTACTGCTTGACGCGGACGATCACGCTGGTCGCGCCGACGGGCGGCTCGATGGACGGGACGGATGCGGCACCCGACCGGCTCTCGATGGTGTCGAGGGGATCGGTTCGCACGGTCGCACCACCCGCCCGCCAGTACGCCACGATGTCCATATTGCCCCAGACGGGAGCGCCCGCCTGAGCCGAGGAGTTCGCCCACAGGTTGATCGAATACCGCTCGCCCGCCACGGCGGCGTGCGGGAGCGCCACCTCGTGCTGTAGCCCCACCCAGCCAGCCGCCGCGCCTGCGGCGGGTGCGGTCCACGTCGTCTTGACCGACTTCGCACCGACGACGGCGATGTCCT